ATGAGAAAACTAGGTGTGCTCGACTACGCAGTTATCATCTGCCTGACTCTCTTCGTGGCCCACGCGGGCGCTGTGACGTTCTCGGCGATCGTGAGTCGCGTGCCTCCGGGCGCGGCGGCGAATGGCGCGGCGAAGGATGTCCGACTGTCGCGCTACGGCGAACAGTATGTCATCCCGATGACGTCGGGGCGCTATGGGATGGCGGACGAAGGCACGTATTTCACGGCGCAGACGGCGACGCCCGGCACCGCCTACGCGTTGACCGCCGCGGCGCAAACGGCGTTCTCGGCGACGGCGAGCGCCGTCTATACGATCCGCAACAATGACGGCGAGGACCAGGAGCGAATTTACCTGGACTGGATCAAGATCCAGCCCATCACGGCAGGCACGGCGGCCACCCGGATCGAGATCGCCGTTACGATCGACAACATAGCCCGCTACAGCAGCGGCGGGACAGCCCTGACCGTTTACAACCCGAACATGGATGCGGCGACGGCGACGATCAGCACCAGCGTCTTCGCGGGGGCCATCACGTCGGCGGCAGCCAGCGGGTCGGTGCGCTACGTCTGCCGGGGCATTTTAAAGACAGCGATCCCAGCCGTGGGCGATCAATACATGGTGCGGTTCGGGGCGGACAACTTGACGCCGGGGATTGTAGGCGCCACACATCCGCCCGTGGCGAACTGTCCGCCCGCCGTGCTCGGCGGCGGCGATACACTCCTGGCGCATATCTGGCTACCCTCGCAGAGCGCGGCGCCCACAGGGGAAGTCTCGGCAGGCTGGTGGGAACGATAAGGAGGGCTGGAGGGCAATGTACGCCATGTATACAGCGACGAAGGTGGTCACGATCATCGCGGCGAACGGCGGCACCCTGACCGAGGGGCAGGTGACGAAGCCTTTTTTCGCGACGCCCAGCATCCCGGTGAATCCGGCGTAAGCCTGTGGCGCTGCATGATTTCCGCTGTCCGTCGTGTGGTGGGGTGGTCGTGGACGTGAACATACCGATTCACGAAGGCGCTGTCGTGGCGCGTGTGCTCTGCCCGATCTGCCCTCAGCACCCGCGCATGGAGTGGATCCCGCAGGTCGGTCGGATGGATGCAGCCAACGGCCCTGGTTTCGTCGCCTTCGAGACGCGCAACGGGCGCAACGAAAAGGTGCAGGTCACTTCGTTGAAGCAGCTTCGTGAAATCGAGCGGCAGTCGGAAGTCGATTACAAAAATGGTGAGGGGCAGCCGCTCGTCTTCCGTGCATTCTCGAACACGAAGTCATCGATGGATCAGTCGGCGCTCCATCCAAACTGGAACGGCGGTGAAGCCCCAACACCAGCTGCTGCACACCGCTTCGGGAGTGCTACCCAGCGATCGGCCGACGCGCCCGAGACGCCCCTCGGGCCGGGCGTGACCGACGACACCGCATCGGCGTTGTCTGAGTAATCTATGGCTGAGTACAGCGGTTCTGGCGTCAAAGATCTCCCGGCTACCTCCGCCGAATCGCTCCAACTCGGCGACCCACGCGTCCTCGGGTGGCTTCGCGAGGCCATTCAGGAAGGCGATCTCATCAACCGCCAAGATCCCAGCTACGAGATCATCGAGCGTGCTCAGCAATACATCGTAGGGGAGCAACTCTCGCCCGAACAGCGTCGCCTCCGCTACCTCCCCCAGGTCACCATCAACGAGTCACGCAAGGCGATGCAAGCACACGTGAGTGCCCTGACCGACCTGAAGCCGCTCGCCGGCTGGCGTGCCTCTCCCGAGTACGAAGCCTCGGCCGATCTGCTCAACAAATATCTCCTCTACGAGTGGGTCAGCTTCATGCTCGACGTGGATCTCGGCGATGCGGTGAAGTACAGCCTCGCCGCTGGCACGGGTGATCTCATCATCGACTGGGATCCGCATATCCCCGGCGGTGGTGGCCACAGCTTCTCCGCGCGCGACCCGCGCGACACGCTGCCGATTCGCCCCTCCGCCTCCGCGAAATCGATTCAATTCTGGGAAGGGGTGATTATCCGGGAGGCGCATTCTGTCAACACCCTCCGCGGTCTCTACCCGACCAAGGCCTATCTCTTCCACAGCAACACCGAGAACGCGATGGGTCGCGTCATGGGGCGCTTCCGCACCTCGATGGCACGGTTGCTCACGCCTGCCGACCCGCTCGACTCGATTGCCTCTCAGGGCGCACAGACCAAGCGCATGCGGCCGGGGCAGATGGTGCTCTACCGCACCTATCTCACCGATCGCACACGCAACCTATCCGGCAAGGACATCACGATGGGCACGCCTGGAACCAACTGGGCCTATGTCGTGAAGCCGGAGCAGCCGCTCTACCCTCGCAAGCGTCTGATCGTGTCAACTGATGACGCGATTCTCTACGACGGCCCCTCGACCTACTGGCATGGCATGTTCCCGATCTGCCGGCTAAAACTCTGGTCGGTGCCATGGCAGATGCTCGGAGTCCCCCTCTTCAACGATCTCCTGCCGGTGCAGGATGCGATCAACGACACCGTACACGATTTGCGGCTTGGCATTCGGCAGTGGGTCGATCCCGACATCGTCTACAACCGCAACGCCATCTCCGAAACCTCCATGCGGCTGCTGGATCCTCGCCGGCCTGGCAAGCGCATCAAGGTGCAACCCGGCTATGGGGAGGCCTACGACAAACAAGACGGGCCCAACCCACAGGTTCTGCAGCAGTGCTTCCAGCTCTGGCAGGAGCTGACGCAGAAATTCACCGATTTGTCTGGCACCGCGAATCTCGCCGCCCTTCTTCAGTTGCGGCAGCTGCCCTCAGCGGACACCATCGAGAAGTATTACGAGGCGCTGACACCGGAAATCCGCTCGGAAGCCCGCGCGATCGAAGGTTTTCTCCGCGATCTCTCCGAGATGGTGAAGGTGAACTATTTCCAGTACCTCTCCTCGGCGAAGCGCGTGCAGGTCCTCGGCCAAGTCGGGCTCACACTCGACGACTTCGACTATGACCCTGGCACGCTCGTGCCTGCCAAGACCATCGGCGAACCCGGCTACGTCCCCGAGCTCGACAAGGATCTCACCACACACGATCAACGCGCGCAGTGGTTTCACAAGCAATTCGTCTTCATCGTCGCGCCCAATTCCATCCTGGCGATGAACGCCCAGGAGCAGAAGATGATGCGTTTGCAGCTCTATCGTATGGGCGCGTACGACTTCTGGTCGCTGCACGAAACCCTCGAAACACCGAATGTCGGCGCTCCGCCGGCGATTCCACTACCTCCGTTGAAGGAACCCGGGCCTGACGTCGTCATGGGCATGATCGGACAGATGGTGCAGGGTGGCGCGGCGGGGATGGCGATGGGCGCGCCACCAGAATTCCAGGCGCCCGACGGCCGACGTTTCACGCTCGACCCCGCATCAGGGCAGATTCTCGAAATTCGCATCCCCAACACAGTTACTGAACGGCTGATGGCACAGAACCTCATGGGCATCGGTGTGGCCGTGAATCCGGCTGGTCGCAAAGCCTCAGGCGGTGCCTCCCCGGAAGTCGAACAGAAGTCCGATGGTCGCACGACGGTCACCGAGAGTGACAAGTGAAGACGTTCGCCACCGTCCTCGAAGAGCTCTATCACAGCCGATTCACGGGCACGATCACCATTCACGTGCTCAACGGGCTGCCGCGTGCGATCGAGCTCCCAGGGCCGAAGGTCGAACTCGCGCGCCCCGTGTCAAGTAAAAAAGTTGACAAGCATCGGGAAGTATCCGATGCTGTTGCTGTCTAAGGCCGACTGACGTCGCATCGTTGCGAGCGTCTTGCGCCCGCCATTCCTTCGGGAGTGTGCGGGCGTTTTGCATTTATGCAGAAAAAATCGCCGGTCTCAATGGATCGCGACTATCAGGGCGAAGACGATCATCGCACGCTCACTCGCGCGGCTGAGATTGTGGGCGACAAGGCGCGCATGTCGGGCGCCAAGCGGCATCACCGGAAAGCCGGTAAGCAGATGAGCCTCGTGCAAAAGACGATGCTTAGTGGAGGGAGACGCTAATGCCGTGTGATTATCCGATGAAAAAGGGCGGGAAGGGTAGCAAGGGCAAACCGTTCGGCAAGGGCGGCAAGATGGCAGGCGGCAAGCGCTAGGCCCATGGCTGGCAGCGATCTGACCATCCTCGAACGCGTCCGCGGCAAGCGCATGCGTGATATTGAGCTCCCCTCGGAGGGCTCGGTGGATCCGCGCCTCAAGGGTCGTACGACGCGTGAAGCCCTCGACAAGGCCGCGATGAACATGAAGATCCTGCAACGCAAGGGGTTGATCGGCAACCGGTCGCCCGGAGGCAAACGATGAAGGGTTCTCGCGCTACCAAGGACATCGTGATGCCGTCTCGCACACAAAAATTGCAAGTCCCTGCCTCCAACGTGCGCGTCGTCAAGCGGACCAACGGCAAGGGCCGGTCCCTCGGAGGCAAACGCTAATGGCCTTCCCCAACCCTGGCACTGAGACACTCGGCGCTCCGCCACCCTCGCCGACCCCTATGGGTGGCTTGCAGGGGGCAGCACCGTTTTCGCTCCAGGGCATGGCGCCTCAGATTCCCTCGAACCGTCTCCCCCCGGAAGTCCTGACCGGGATTACCACCTCGGCGCAGAAGATCGCCGAGCTCCTCGACAGTTTCGCCCAGATCACGCCTGACAAGGGCGGGCAGCTGTCGATGATGAAGGACCTGCTACAGCAATACCTCGCCGAGCTGATGCAGTCGGGTGCCGGTGCAATCTCGCCCACAGCCTCTGGACCGGGATTCCCCGGGGGTGGGATGGGCCGCGGCATCGCGGGGGCGGGAACCGTCTAGAAACGAGAGGCACTGGACCCCAATTTCGGGGAGGTGCTGGACTCGTGAGGAGGCGATATGTCGAAAGCCGTAGAAGCCGGGAAGTCGTTTCTCGCTGGAGTCCTCGCCAAGCTACCGGAAGCCGTGCGTGGACAGGCGCAGACGATCTTCGAGTCGGCAGAAGCCGCGAGCGCGCTAGAAGTCTTGGGGACAGGCGCCCTCGGGCAATCAGAGATCAATCGGCAGTTTGACGACTTGAAGGCGAAGACGGCGGCGCTCGATGCCC